ACGTCCGATGCCTGTGCGTGGTTAGTCTTGTACCACACATCTCCCTGCAGGTAGCTATCCAGTGCGGGCGGCGTCCAGCCCACTACGATGTCATATCGTGATACCCCGTCAACCAGCTCTCTATATCTGTTGTAAGCAGTCACATCTGATACCGGCGGGATGTAATATGCTGTGATTGTGTATTGATATGCCTGCACGTCAGCAAGGTCCTGTTGGCCGGCGCCAAAAATGTTATACGACGGCAGCTTAATCCAGACTGTTTTGCCGATATCCTCTTTGGCCAGAGGATACTTAAAAATTGACTCATCCAATCGGGCAAAATTAGCTCCCGCAGAGTGAGCGGCAGCGGTTGTAGTGTATTGTCCTCTTACCAATCCTGATAATGCATAGTTGCCATCGGACTGCAGGACTGCCGTCTCGTAGGACAGGCACTCTCCGTCAATCCAGCAGAGCGTGTTGCCCCGATCGGCGTCCTGCGCGGTACCGGAGCTGAGCGATCCGGAGCATGAGACAGTGCAGGTGGTTGCATCGGCTGACATGTCATTGATCAGCTTGCCCACGCGGGCCGAGTTGCTGATCTGGCCAACCTGCTTATAAGTGCTGCCGTCGTCCGATGCCCATACATTACAGCCGCCCCAGCCGGTAGCTGTGCCATGCGTCCCCAGCCACAGCTCCAGCCCGCCACTTGTCAGGTCGGCCGGCGGCTGCAGGATAACCGGTACCGCGGCATCCGGAGCGGCAGCGTTGTAATCTACGTACGGCCGGTCAACTGCATGGACATCGTAGGACGGTACCGTATATTCTCCGTCCGGCCGGCTGACCGCCGTAAATGTGATCAATCCGTCAGCGCCCTCCGTTACGGAGGTGATCATGGCCGGCTGGCTGTTAATCCCTGAGTTGGGATCCGTCAGCATGACCAGGTCCCCGACTTCCAGTCGGCAAAAAGCCCAATCAAGTTTAAAAGTGTACTGGTTACGTCCATAATAACTATTGCGCCACAGCTGCTCTGCCAGCTTGACTGCTCTTGCCTTGGTGTACAGCCAGTGCGCTTTTTGGGACGATGAGGCCCGGAGGCCATGCTCGGTGATATCGTCGGTGTCATTATATCCAACAGACTCAGTCTCATAAGAGTTATCGCGGTTGACATACTCCACGATTACTCGGTTATAGATCTCTGACGGATCCTTGCGCTGGTAGCTTATCAGGACTCCGTCTGACTGCGGGATGAGATCATCCGGCGTCAGATCATACATGACGGTTTTGTTTGGCTTCCAGCCCCCCACCGGGCGGTCCTCTCTCGGGACGATCTTAAAACGGTCATTACTCCAAAACATATACGCATTAGTTACCGTCATAATCTCATTGATTGTGTCCCGGGCCGATTGGACGTCCGCATCATCCGGAGTCGATATCAACATATCAGCCTCTGCGCAATAATTGCGGTAGTTGGCCAGGCCGTCAATCTCAATTGCAGACAGGCCAATCCGGTCAAGGATTGCCCGGACTACGTCGGCCGGATTAGCGTCGATGCCGTCTCCGGTCGACAGCAGTTTGCCTTTAACCTCAAAATTGTAGTTAGGCATGGTACTGGAGTCACCCAGGTCAATCACACCTGCCATATAGGCGAGATTGGGATAAGACAGTGCCTTATCTGGATGCGCACCGACAACATATGCCCATGGAGACTGATCGGCGGTGCCCTTGTAAGCTGACAGCTGGATCGTGTCGTCTGGATAGTTATATACATTTTTGTCAATCCAGACCTTACCAATGCCCGAGATAAGCCCCTCACACAGTCCTATAATCACAGCCACTGTATAAGTGTACGTAATGCTGACCGATTTGCTTTTCCCACCTTTCCCCGCGGTCTGTGTCTCCCGGTGCTCGTGGGCGGTAAAATCATCATAATAGATCACGTTCCCGGAGATCCGCGTCGTGCCATAGATCTCCGGGACGGATGCACCGTACTCCGCGGTGGTCACCGTAAACGATGACACCTTGTCTGCCCGCGTATATGTGGTATGTCCCTTAAGTAAGCTCACTGCTCCACCCCCTTAAACCGGTAGACGCCCCGCAGGCGGGAGCGTCCGGATCCATCAAAAAACATAACATCGTTAACATCAGACAAAACCACGCCCATATCAACGTAGGCGTGGCATAAAATATTATTACCTATATATATACCGGCGTGAGACACGCATCGGCCGTACTGGTAGACCAAAAAATCACCCCGCCGCATATCATTAACTTGATTGCAGTATTTTTGGACATATTGCAAAAACCACGGATCCGACCGGTGCAGGTGCCAGTCATGCGGATAGGAGTCCGGAAGATTGACATCTGCCCGGTCAATCAGTCCTGCATCGATAACAGCTCCGGCCAGCAGGTGCCCGCAGTCAACTCCGACACCACGCACGCAGGCACCGTTGATATGCGGAGTCCCCAGCCATCCCATGGCGGCGTCTGCAATCTTATCTCCGTCTGTCATAATAAGGTCTCCCTCAATGGCACATAAGGTGCAATCACGCAGGCACTGTCATCATCGTCGCTGGCTGTGACACTGCTGCCGGATGTACTGTATGATCCCTGCGGGTAGTACCGGCGAATTGGAAACTCCTGACTCAGTCCCTGCGTTTTGGCCTTAACCGACAGCTGGAGTCCTATGCCCCCGCATTGCTTGACCGTCACAATCCCCCCAAAGAGATCAAGCACACCGACGATAGTAGACGGCGCAGTAAAAAATCCCCTCCGCAGATAGAGCCATGCGGAATCAAGCAGTCCGTCATGAGCGGCCTGCAAAAACGGCACGCCCTCAATCATATCGGTGGCACTTGCGTGGATCTTGACCGTCATTGTATCCACCACCACCTGGCTGTTAATCTTGACCTGCTCCCGGCTGATCAGGATTGCATTATGGAGATATGTGTTGCCATTATAGGTCACGTCTTGATCTGTATCAGCATAATAATAAGTATGGCCATTGGACAGCACAAGTGCGTACAGGTCACAGGATATCAGGCTCCGTACAGTGTTAAGATAGTTGGCTAACCCATCACTGACCTCTTTCATACCGCACCTCCCGGGGCTGTAACCATGGTAAATGAATCTGACTTGTTGGCGTTGAGCTTTTGCAGATGCTGTGTTTTAAATTTGTCATCCGATAATCTGACTAACCAATAATAGGTGTAATCGGCGGTCACAATATCCTTATCAGCCGGAGCTGTGGAAAATGTAATCACGCCGGCAGAGACGGAGTACTTGTCTGCCGTGACCAAGGTCCCATTGACATACACCTTGACGTCCTCAATATAGGCGGCGATTTGGACGTAATCACCAAACTGCATGACGGCCTGATACTGTCCGGAGCCGAGAGACGGAAGCTGCACCCCGGTCTCATGATAGTCCTCCGGATCCAGCCACAAAAACGGCTCGTGTGCTCCGCGAATCAAAGAGAAAAATCCAAACACACGGCGGGCCTCCTCATCTGTCAGATGTGAGTACGAGGCAGTAATTGTCCATTTAGGCGTGAGCCTTGTGGTCAGTGTCCGGCATGTTGCCCCGGACCCGCCCCACGCGACGGTCGTGTCAAACTCAATCTGTTTAGTACTTTCCCAGTCAAACCACCGGATCGCCGGAAATTTACGATAGCTCATTACCACACCCCCGCTGTACTGGCAAAATTGCGGTTAATGTCATACAGTTTTTGCTTGATGACATCCCCGCCGCCGCGGTCTAAAAAGTCCATAAATGACGACGCATCCAGCGCCGACACCTGCAGTGTGATGTTAGCTCCGGACGCCTGCCCTCCCGCAGAGACGCCGGATATCTCATCGGCTGCCGTCAGCACTGTCATTGCAGATGTGTTGATTTTGCCGACCGGCCGTGTCACCAGCCCCCCCGCCGCAAATTTAGGCACCTTGCCGTTGTTAAGCGCATCCAGCGCCGGCACGCCTATGCGGTTGACCGTTGCCGCGGTGAGTACATACTCTCCGTTGGACAGTGCTGCGGGGATGCTGTCAGATGTGGATGTGCCCACTCCAGAGATGTATCCGCCCGTAGCAAACCCTAACAATCCGAGTGACGTTTTGGCCGACATGGCGGCCAGTGCTGCTGATGCGGATATAGCAGCGGTAGTCAGACTGGTCAGCGCCACTGTCGCCGATGCCGTCACTGCAGCTTCGGCCGGTTTGGTTGTTGCATTGATAACCCCCTGGACAACGTTATAGCCAGATAACAAGGTGGATCCCTTGCTGGTAGTCCC